AGCAACTGGCGAGTAACGTCAGTGAATGCGCCCAAAGTCTTAGGTGCTAAAGCAACATTGCCGATAGTCATTTCAGACTCAGCAACAGCTACGCCTTCAGCAGAAACGAATGCCGCAGCAGAACCAGCAGTCTTCTTGGGGATTTTTACGTCACCGGAAAGACCAGTCAGCATACGAGCACCAGCTTGCATTACGCTTGAAGCATTACGCAGAGCGTCGATGAAATCTTCACCACGGAAGTCCTCACCAATCAATCCGCCATCACTTCCAGCAGACATATCACGCTTCCAGTTACGCATTACGTCAGAAGGAATCATAATTCCCTGTGCGGTAGTGCCGTACTGTTCAGCAGCAGCGCGAGAAGCCTCAAACTCAAAAGACGCAGCTTCTTGAGCGCGACGATCAGTAGGGTTAGCTAATGCGTGAATAGCGCGAAGGAAAGAGAATCTCTTCACTTCTTGGTTGGTCATACCGATTTCGGTGTCTTCCAACGCACGGGTGCTGCCAATCTTTTCTAGCAACTCACCACGAAATTCTTCGATAGAGTTACCTGCTGAGATAGCTCTCTGAGCCATATCTGATTGATCGTGACGTGAACCTAACTCAATGATTTGAGCGGCGTTTTTCTGAGCGGCTTGACGGGCTTGAGCCTCAACCGCTGAAATATCAACTTCTGACATAGTTTTATCCTTGTTATCAGTAATGATTATTGGTTGTTGCGAAGCCTCGCTAGACCGACCCACGCCAACTGTCACATCAGCGGGAATAGAAACTAGACTTGCTTCATGGATACGAAAGCTTTTTACGACATAAGTGTCCTTACCCTTTCGCTCCATTTTGTTAACTGAGTAACCAATGCTTACGTTTGCCTTGATTCCATCAGTAACGTCATCGAAAGCCTCTCTAGCAAGCGCACCTTTCCCAAAGCGCACCGTCGCCCGAAGTCTACGGGCCGAGCTATCAAGACTGACAGATTCAATCACACCAACCTGCTTTTCTGGATCATGGTCCAGTAAGAGGGGGGCGCGTCCAGATTGTAGAAACGACAAATCCATCGCTTCTTCTGAGTGTTCTAAGACTTCCATGCCGAATGAGCGCATAACAGGCTCTTCGCTTGATATAGCCATTCTCACAGTTCGCGTATCTTCATTGATAGGCGACATATCCATTGCCATTGCGCGGGTGTGAGTCTTTTGTAAAGCCCTCTCCTCCTCACCAATTTCTGCAATGTTTTCTAGGTCTTCAGACTCAAGAGCATCATCTAATGCTTCTTCGTCATCAAATTCTTCCAATACAGCCTCAATCTTACGGCTTATTTCATCAACAGCCTCAGCCAAGGTAGTATCTGAAGCATCTTCTGTAAGTTGCTGATTTTCAACGATATTATCCATCTTGTCACTCCATTTATTGTCACCGCCAGACAGCGCTGCTCGATCCTTCTCTTCATCAGCCTTATCCATCGCCTTCTTGACTCTGCGCGAAAACGCAAAACCTGCGTCACCACCCCATAAAGCCCAAGCTATGCGACCTGCTGATGGGTATCCCTCCTCACCCGGACTAAAGCCTTCAGCCTGCTTATCGACCTCATGCCTAGAAAAGAAGGAAAACATTCTTCTAATAGTTCTTGGGGACAACTGCTTTCTGTTCGATATATCCCTAGCCCGTGCAACACCAACCTCAGTGCCCCCGCGACCAAATTCTTCACGCCAAGCAAGACCCTTTCTGGCCTCACTGACCATTCCGTCATTAGGCGTTGTTTTTAACTCAACCCCTTTATACGTCGGCATCTTCATCACCAGAGACAAGTGCTTCAACAGGCGCTAAAGGCCCAGCGTAAGGTTCTAAAGCGTAAGTAACGCCAAATTGCTCCATTAGAGCCTTATCCCTTTGAATTTGAGCCAGTAGTTCTTCAGTGTCCTTGCCGTAATTGCTGGCAACGTCCTGCAAACTCAAGATTCCGTTCTTCAGTCCAAGTACAGCCGCAGTCATTTCCTTCTGCGGGTCTACCCAAGACCACGCCCTGCCCCTGAACTCACTCTTTTCTACAAAACGGTCATATTCTCTAATTGGAACAATGATCGCGCCCATCTCCATAGTGGACGCTAACCAAGCCTCATAAACCTTGCGAACAAAGCTATCAATGAGGAACGCTTGTATATTTCTGTATGTATCACGCTCTTCTAGCGCGCCCTGCCTAATGCTGGAGTAACTGGTTGCCTCTAAATCGTTCGATAAAGACGTGTAGGAGGCTCCCTCAAGGCCGCTTGAGATACCCTTTAGAATCGCCTTATGAAACGATTCAAACTCGCTAGAGGGGTACTGAGGGTCAAATGCGGTGAAGTCCACGCCATTTGGCAACTGGTGGAAGGTTCCCGGCTCTGCATCCATGATTGGCACATTGCCATCCATGTCATCAGCAACAAACCCATCGCCAGCGGGAGAGGTGAAAAAGCCCATCTTGGATGCGCCAATTCTTGCGTTAACAATCGCCGCTTCTCTCAGCCCATCTAACTGCTTCAGTCCAGCCATTGACGGTGCCATCCAAGGCTCACCTCTAGTCTGACCAGCACGCAAACGCTTATAGACGTGCAACATTTTGTTAGCAGGTATTCTTATATGCTTTGGGCTTTTAGACATTGAGGTGAAGTCGTAATCACCCGGATGATACGAAAGTAGATGGTAGGCGATTGGCTTTCTAAAGCGATCAATCTCAACACCCATTCTTACTTCATTGCCGTTTGGCAGGAACTCAGAGAATTCTTCGTCAACACGGTCTGACTCAATCATCTGCAATGAGATTGAATCCTTGAACTCAGCGCCTCGGTGCAACATTACAAATGCCTCACCATCCCTAGCGACAGACTCAATGACCATCTTTTGAACATCAGTCCAAGATAAACCGCCATCAACGGTGCAATTACCGTTCTTGCCCCAGGATTTCCACTCCATTTCAACAGCTTGGTTGCCAGACTCATCTAACTTGCCGCCAGCAGCTAAAGCTTTGACCTGTAAGGTAAAACCGCGCTCACCAACAACATTGTTTTTCAGTAAATTGAGGTATCGCTTGGCATATTCATTATTTCTAGCTAAATCGCGTGAGCGAGAGCGTAATCTGGTCAGTGCAGGCTTTAATTCGCTATCAGCGCTTCTTTCTGATGACTTAAAGTCCTCAAACAGCCGTCCAGTGTTCGCGCCTGAGTAAGATCGCTTAAAAGGGACTACAACAGGCTTCTTTGGCCTGAATCTATCAAAAAACGCCATTAGAACCTCGCCTTAATGGTCGAAGAGCCAGTTTTTCCGCGTTTAGCCAGCTCTTGAGCCTCATAACGCACAACCTCACCCCGATAAAACTCTCTAGCATCAATCAATTCCTGAAATGAAAGCTTAGTTAGTGATCTGCCAGCTATTGAGTAAGAAGAAACGTCTGAATCAGCCTTACCAGACAACAAGCTTTCAATCTTGTCTGCCATTATCTGAGCAAAAATACGGGGGTCAGCGTTGTCATCATCAAGATCGACAAGAATGTTGAAGTCGCCATCATCGAATGTGAGGCGATTGCCGCTAGATGTTTGGGTTATTTCCAACTGCCAGTGGTAAGAGCCAGCAGCAATTGCAGCACTTTCTGTTGAGGAAATTGTGAATAAGTATCCGTCAGCGACTTCTGTAGCAGAGACGGTGAACTCCGCAGCGCCACCTCTACTGAGTCGGGCTACATACTGGGCAGAGTAGAGAGATGTTGGATAGTCGCCAACAAAATCTACGCGCTTCCACTGCACATAGTCACCGACAGTAAACTCTGTAGGCTCGGTGGTGGGAGCGTTTGCCGGGTCAAACTGGTTTGCCATAGATTACCGCCATGAATTAGCAAAGCTACGCCCACCCCTCTTTTTAGGTACAAATGAGCGTTGATTCGGTTTAGCAATATCAGATTCAGATACGACAGAATCCACTACTAAAGGTGATTCGTCAAGTTTATCTGCTAAACCATTGATATTTATACCAATAATAGCATAAGCTGCATAGGCATACACCATGCAATCTAAAGCTTCATTTCTGGCCCTTATCTTCTCAAACACACGTTTTTTATAGCCTTTATGGTACTTAGTGACGATTTTCTCGGCTGTTAGCTGTCTAAAGTACTCATCATTGAGCACATCAGAGAAATGAATGTAACCCGGCCCCATTTCTTGTATTCGCATACGGGCAAACATCAAATCCTTAACCGTATCTACCCCAATTGGGAATAATGGGCATTTTCCGATGTTATTTTTGCTTGGTCTGCCAGCTACAGGCTTTCCTTCTCCGCCCACACCCTTAATTGCAAAGACCTTGCGTCCAGCATTCTTTTTGCAGTAGGAATAGACTGAGTTGGTGAAATGGCCTCCAGAGTCAACGCAAGCGGCACGGATGGCGATTTTTCGTCCAGTTTCGGTTTCATACTGCTTGGACAACTGGGAGTCGAGAGCAGTCCATAGCTGCGGAGTAGACGGATCTCCGTACAAGGTAATATGGTCGATAACCCAAGACTCATCATCCCTCCCGTAACCTACAATTGTGATTTCTAGTCGATTATCCTGTACATCGACACCAGCAACCAAAATTAAAGCATCTTCTGGCACATTTTCCATTTGTTCACGGCGCTGTGACAACGCGTAGTCATCAACTGTTTCACCGATGTCTGCCCACGTCTGGCCCAAGTAAGTGTTTGTCCACACCCTCAATCGCTCTGGGTTCTTCTTAACGTCCCAGAAGTCTTTCA